GCTCAGCGACGTGGCCGCCATGATCTACATGTTGACCTCTCGCGGACTGGCAGCCACCGAAGTGCTGGTAGCTCCCGACGTGGCAGACGTGATCCTCGCGAATGAGTGGATCCTGAAACTGCTCGACAACCGCAACTACCAGATCGGCGGCGTGGATCCTGCTACTCTCCCTTCTGGGGCTTCCAAGATCGCCCGTTTGAACATCAAGGGCCGCATGATCGACTTCCTGAGCTACGAGGACACCTACACCGACGTGGACGGCACCGTGAAGCCGTTTATCCCTGCGGGACATGTCGCAGTGGGCGCACCGGCAGCAGGCCGCACCGTTTACGGCGCGATCACTCAGGTGGAGCAGTCCGACGGCGAGTTCCACACCTACACCGGCGTGGACGTTCCGAAGTATCTCAGCGACGCAACCCACAACGTCCGCGAGCTGATCCTCAGCTCTGCGCCTCTCTGTATGCCTAACAACGAGAACCCGTTTATCACCGCAAAGGTGCTGGACTAATCAAAGGCAGAAAGGAGCACGGACATGGCAGTAATTAAAATCACACACGGCGGCTGCGGTATCAAATACACAGACGCCAACGGAAACCCTCGCCACGCTCTGAAAACGCCGGAGCATGGCCCGTTTGAGTGCGACGCTGCTCAGGCTGGCCGCCTCGTCTCTCTGGGCGTGGCTGAGTATGTGCAGCAGTCCAAAGCTGCCGCACCTGCAAACGACGCAGCGCAGGATCCTGAAACTCAGGACGACGGAACGATCACCGGCCACCTCGCGACGGAACAGCTCGAAAGCATGACCGTGGAGCAGCTGAAAAACCTCGCCGGGGATCTCGGCATTGACGTGACCGGCTGCAAGAAAAAGGCTGAGCTCGTGGAAGCGATCGCAGCCGTTGAGGTAGAGGCTGGCGGTGAAGTGGATCCCGACGACCTGCCGGATCTGGACGCTGCCGATCCTGAGTAAAGGAGGCAACAGCATGATCAAGATGATCAAAGGCACCTACGGCCTGAAAGTGGACGGCGTGGTGGAGGCTATGACGCCACACTCCGCTCCGTTCTCTCTCACCGAAAAGCGCGAGGACGAGCTCGTGGCTGCCGGTGTGGCCGTCAAGGTGGAGGAACCGGCGCAGGCCACAGCCTATGCCGACATGAAAATGGCAGAACTCCGCAAGGCTGCTGCAGCGCTGGGCGTAGACGCAAGCGCAGCCAAGACTAAAAGCGAAGTGATCGCCCTGATCGAAGGCGCCGAAGCTGCAAAAGCTGAGGACGACGCCGGAGAAACGGCCGGAGAATAAGGCCGTGAGTTTTAAGGAGCAGATCCAGAAGGATCTCACCTCTGTTTTTTTGAACCTCGACGAGTTCGCAGAGTTCCACCGGGTAGAGGGCCAGAGGATCCTCGTCGTGATTGACGAGGACGTCCAGAACAGACTCGCCAAAGTCGGAGACAACCGGATCCACGGCATGATCGAGGCCGACATGGTACTCATGGCGAAAGAAAGCGACCTACCGAAAAGCCTCGAACCGGGGCGCCTGCTCAATATAGACGGGCGCGAGCTGATCGTCGTCACGTCCAGCAAACACATGGGACTCATTGAGGTGGAGCTACGCCAAAACCGCACACAGTAAGGAGGTGAGGACATGACACTGGTGCAAACAATAGACAAGCTGACGAACTGGCTCAACGCCAACGTATGCGGCCAGATCGAGCTCAAAGTGCCAGACGACGATCGGAACGACGCAGACTACGAGGTGGAGTACACACACCCGACGGCGTTCCCTCTCTACCTTCCGGGCAAAGACAGACTGCCACCGAGCGTCCCCGCTCCTATCCCGTCTGTTTGTGTGCAGCTCGTGGAAGGATCCGACGACCTGATCAAGAGCAAGCGGCAGCTCCAGTTCCGCTTTTGCCTTGCCTGCTGGAACCCCGGCACGCATGGGGCCGAAATCTTCCAGCCACGAAAAAACGACGCGGCGATCGGCGGCTATTCGTACTACCGCGCAGACGGTGAGGCGGCCGAGACGTACACCCGGAACATGGACGGCTGGAGGGACTCCTTCAACTTCGCGGATCTGGTGCTCAGAGCACTGGAGAACACGGAGTACATAGAGGGCCACCGGATCGTCAAGGAAGCCGGGATAAAGTTCGGGCTTTTCACCGAGGACGGGAACATCTGGGACTACTACCCGTACTGGCACAACTGGATCTCCTTCACACTGGAGGCCGGAGTCGTGCACAGTACACCGGAAATTTACCAAAATCTATTATAACCACAAGGAGGTAACAAGCTATGGCATACAAACATGGCGCGCTCGGTGAAATCACCGAAAGCAAAGTGCAGGCAGCCACTCAGGCCGACGTGGTGGCCGCATACATCGGCACCGCACCGGTGAACCTGATCAGAGGCTACGCCGACGCGGATCTCATTAACATGCCGATCAAAATCTCCAACATGAGCGAAGCACAGAGCAAGCTCGGATATGCTGGAGACTGGGACAAGTTCACACTCTGCGAAGCCTTCGCGGAGCACTTCGACAACACCGTCGGCAACGTCGGCCCGATCTACGTTATTAACGTGCTGGATCCTACGGCCTGCAAAGCTGAAACAAAGACAACCAAGGAGCTGACCTTTGCAAACCAGAGGGCAGAGTTCGAGAGTGACGACATCATTCTGGACACCTTCGCGATCGAGGACATGGCCGAGGGCGTGGACTACACCCTGAGCTACAACTTCACCAAAGGCACCGTTGTGGTGCAGCTGGCCGCTGAGCCTAAGACGGCGAAGATCTCCGTCAGCTACAACACGGTGGATCCTTCCAAGGTGGACGAGTCCGACATTATCGGGCAGACCACAGAGAACGGAGAATACACCGGACTGAGCGCTCTGAAACTGCTCTACCAGTACCAGAACGTCGTGCTCAATATTCTGGCAGCTCCGGGCTGGAGCCACATTCCTGCCGTTTACAGAGCTATGGTGTCGATCGTCCAGAAGCTCAACGGACACTGGGACGGCTTCGTCAACGCGGACATTCCTCTCACCGACGGGGACACCGAGATCAACACGATCGAGAAGGCAATCAAATGGCAGCAGGAAAAGGGCTACACCAGCGAATACTCCAAGGTGTACTGGCCAAAGGTAACGGACGGCAGCGGCCGCGTGTTCCACCTGAGCACCGCCGGTACCGCAACTATGCAGCGCGTAGACCTGAGCCACGACGCCGTGCCGTTTGAATCTCCTTCAAACAAGGAGATCATGGCGACGGGCCAGTTCTTCGGTGAGAACTCCAAGAACCGCGGCTTCGACCAGCAGACCGGCAACTCCCTGAACGAAAAGGGAATCACTACCGCCGTATTCTGGGGCGGCCAGTGGGTGCTCTGGGGCCCTCACACTGCTGCGTACACCTACAACGGCAGCATGGACGCCCGCTCGATCTTCGACGTGAACATTCGTATGCTCATGTATATCACGAACCGCTTCCAGCAGGATCACGGAACCGAGATCGACCAGCCTATCACTCCGCAGGACAAGGAGACGATCCTCAACACAGAGAAGGAAAAGCTGGACACCCTGAGCGGGATCGGCGCCCTGATCGGCACTCCTACCGTGGAGTTTGTGGAAACCGCAAACCCTACCAGCAGCATGATGAACGGCGACTTCGTTTGGGACTTCACCGTAACCAACACGCCGCCTATGAAGTCCGCAACTGCCCGCGTATGCTACACGGACGAGGGCTTCCAGTCATTTTTTGAAAGCGAATAAAGAAGGAGGTAGCAAACAATGGCAAACTGGTTAGACATTAAAGGCCCGGTAGTTGCTGACACCGTATACGCTGACAGCACACTGGTGGCGAAGGACGTCGCCTTCACGCTTCCGGGTATCGAATTTTTAACCGCCGACGTGCAGGCCATGGGTAACATGACCGTGCCGCTGATCGGGCTTCTGGAGAACATGGAGCTCTCGATCACCAAGATCGGCGTAGACAACGGACTCAAAAGAATGAACAGACTCCAGAAGCAGAGCTTCGAGTTCCGCTGGGTGCAGAACGTCGTCAAGTCCGACGGCTCCGAGGCAGTCGAGGGCTGCAAGGCGTTTGTTCGTACCATGCCGGGCTCGTTCCCGGAGCTGGGCGTGGAGGTAGGCAACGCGACCGAGGCAGAGAACACCTACAACGTCAGCCGTATGCAGGTATACGCGAACGGCGTCGAGGTGGTATGCGTGGATCGCCTGAGCCAGATCCTGCGCGTCAACGGTACGGACTACTACAAGAAGATCGCAAACCTTCTTTAAACTGCCAGAATGAGGGGCCAACCGGTCAACAAGGCGACCGGTGGCCCTTCTTTTTTTGACCACTTTTTTCAAAAATCAGAAAGGAGCACACATGGAAAAATTAACATTGAAAAACCCAATCATGATCAACGGGGAGAAAGTCAGCGAAGTGTCCTACGACACTAACGAGATCGACGGCGTTCTGTTTGCGACAGCAGAGGCCAAGAAGAAAGCCGCCGCAGGCATGAAAAACATGTCAATTTCTGCCGCTGCCGAGTTCGACTTCGGCCTGCACCTTTATCTGGGCTATGCCGCTATTATCGCGGTCAATCCGTCCTACGACTTCTCAGATCTGGAGCGTATCAAGGGACACGACACCGTGGAGGTAATGGCCATCGGCCGAAATTTTATGCTCAAGTCGGACGAGGATGTACAGGAAAACGACTCCGACGAGCCTACCGAGACTACGCCAGAGTCTACCACACCAGCACGACAGAACTCGAAAAAAAGCGAGTAACGGACTTCCTGATCGAATACGCCGAGGCGGCCGAGGATCTGGCCGAGGAAAACAAACGGGCACAGCAGAAAGCAAAGCAGCCGCACGGCATGGGTAAACAAAAGCATGTAAGGAGGTGAGAGCATGGCGAAAACCCTCGAAACGTCGATAGAGATCTCCGGCGTCCTGAGTCCTTCGCTCCAGTCAGCGATCCAGAACGCGATCAGCAAGCTGGAAGAAATGAGCAAGGAGACGCTGGAGTCTGCCGGATCAGCTGCAAAGCTGGCCGCGGAAATCAGCACGCAAGAGTCCGTCCTGAAAAGCCTCGAAAAAGGCTACGCCGACTACGTTGTGAGCGGCGAGGAAGGCTCCGAGGAAGCGCAGGAACTCGCCCAACATATCCAAGATCTGAGCAGCGAGCTGGACGACAACAAGGGAACGCTCGAAGCTGCATACTCAGCGGCCGAGAAGCTGGCGTCCGGCATGGACAAAACCGGCAGCGAAGCCGAGCAGCTGAAAAGCACGATCTCCCAACAGGAAAGCAAGCTACAAGAGCTCAAAGAGAAATACGTCGCCCTCTCACTATCTGAGGACGACACCAGCGACGAGTCGCGAGAACTCGCGAAGGAGATCCAGTCGCTCAGCAGTGAGCTGGCCGAGAACAAGGGAAAGCTCGCCGACGCGGAATACGCAGCGGATCAGCTGGACAACTCGCTGGAGGACGTAGAGAGCGCAGCAAAGCAGGCCGACGAGGGCTTCACCGTGTTCAAAGCCACACTGGCAAACCTAGCGGCCGACGCAATCCGCGCAGCAATCGACGGGATCAAGGATCTTGTGAGCAACGTCGTGGATCTGGGCTCAAACTTCACCAGCACCATGTCAGAGGTGCAGGCAATATCCGGGGCAACCGGCGACGAACTGGAAACTCTGGAAGCCTGCGCCCGCGAATACGGCGCGACGACGACGTTCTCAGCAAGTGAAGCAGCCGAGGCTCTAAAGTACATGGCCCTCGCAGGCTGGGACGTCGAAGAATCCACGAGCGCCCTCGGCGGCGTTCTGAATCTGGCCGCAGCGTCCGGCATGGAGCTGGGCGAAGCGTCAGACATGGTAACGGACTACCTGAGCGCCTTCGGTATGGAGGCCGATCAGGCGGCATACTTCGCCGATCTGTTATCAAGCGCACAAAGTAGCAGCAACACCACAGCCGAAGCGCTGGGCGAAGCCTACAAGAACTGCGCCGCCAACCTGAACGCGGCCGGGCAGGACGTTGAAACCGTCACCTCACTGCTGGAAGGTATGGCAAACCAAGGATACAAAGGCAGCGAAGCGGGCACCGCTCTGGCTGCCATTATGCGAGACATAACAAACGCCATGGACGACGGCCAGATCAAGATCGGCGACACCTCCGTGGCCGTTGTGGACGCGCAGGGCAACTTCCGAGATCTGACCGACATTCTGGGAGATGTGGAAGGAGCCGTGGACGGAATGGGATCCGCAGAACGAGCGGCAGCCCTGAGCTCCACGTTCACAGCAGACAGCACCAAGGGCCTGAACCTGATCCTCAACGAAGGCATGGACAACATAGCCGGGTATGAGGAGTCCCTGCGAAATGCAGGCGGCACAGCCGAGGAAATGGCCGCAGTAATGAACGACAACCTCAACGGCGATCTGGCACAAATGAACAGCGCCTTCGAGGAACTGGGCCTGAAAGTTTACGAAAAGTTTGAGGGCTCTCTCCGCTCCGCGGTGCAATTTGTCACGGGCTCCGTGATCCCTGCACTGGAGTGGCTAATGAACCATATACCGGAAGTCTCGATCGTCGTCGGCGCTCTCGGTGCTGCTATTGTGGCACTGAAATGGGAGTCGATCACAGCGAAGGCAACAAAAGCCATAGGCGTGCTCCAGAAGGTAGCCGCCGCCATGGGAGGCGTAAGCGCTCCGGCCCTGATCGTCATAGCAGTGATCGCAGCCGTGGCTCTGGCTTTTACAAACCTATGGAAGAACAACGAGGCGTTCCGGGAGAAAATCACAGCGATCTGGGACGGAATCAAGAGCAAGTTCGAGCAATTCGGCCAGACTATCACCGACAAGCTCAACGAGCTGGGCTTCGAGTTTACAGACATAACCGAGGTACTGAGCGCCGTCTGGAACGGCTTCTGCGAGGTACTGGCTCCGATATTCGAGGGCGTTTTCCAGCAGATCAGCAACATTCTGAGCGTAGTCCTCGACGTACTCGTCGGACTGTTCGACGTGTTCGCCGGTATATTCACCGGTGATTGGGATCGAGTATGGGAGGGCGTGAAGGAAATTTTCGGCGGCGTCTGGGACTTCCTCGTGGCGACATTTACGAACTGGATCGACACCTTCAAGGCTCTGGCCGACACTGTTCTGGGCTGGTTCGGCACCAACTGGGACGACACATGGAGCGCGATCAAGGAGTTTTTCGTCGGAATTTGGGACGGGATCGCCTCGTTCTTTTCCAACACGCTGAGCAAAATCAAAACCACATTCACGAACGTGTGGACGTCGATCAAGTCATTTTTTACCGGTATCTGGAACGGGATCACCTCGTTTATCACCGAGAAACTGACCGCAATTCACGACACATTCGTGAGTATCTGGGACGCCGTAACCTCGTTCCTATCAAGTGCATGGGAGACAATCAAAAACGTGGTACAAGTCGGGATCATGTTCGTGGCCGAACTGATAAACGCAGCCTTCCAGCTGATCACTCTCCCCTTCCGGTTTATCTGGGAGAACTGCAAGGAGACGATCACGGCGGCGTGGGACTTTATCAAGAGCAAAGTCAGCGCGGCACTGGACGCGATCAAGTCCTTCATATCCGACAAACTGACAGCAGCAAAGAACACCGTCACCACCGTGACGAACGGGATCAAGTCCGTGGCTTCCGCTGCATGGTCAGCGATCAGCTCCACAGCTTCAACAGTTTGGGGCACTATATCGAGCACGATCGGATCCAAAATAACGGCCGCAAAGGAAAAGGTCAGCGCCGTGACTGGCACGATCAAGTCCGTGGCCTCGTCCGCATGGTCAAGCGTGAGCTCTACCGCTTCTACCCTCTGGGAGTCAGCAAAGGGAGCAATCACCAACAAGATCACGGCAGCACAGCAGACCGTCAGCAGCGTGACCGGCACGATCAAAAGCGTGGCCTCGTCTGCATGGTCAAGTGTAAGCTCCACGGCTTCAACAGTCTGGGGCACCATATCGAGCACGATCGGGACAAAGATCAACAGCGCAAAGTCAGCCGTCAGCACGGCAACGAGCGCGATCTCGTCCGTGGCCTCGTCTGCGTGGTCAACGGTCAGCTCGGCCGCTTCCTCTAAATGGGAGGCAATCAGAAGCACGATCAGCACAAAGCTGAGCAGCGCGAAGTCGCTCGTCTCCAGCGCCATGAGTGGGATCACTTCCAGCATGAGCAGCAATCTGGGGAGCGCCCTCAGTACGGTGACGAGTAAGTTCTCCAGCATATACTCCACGATCAGCAGCAAAATGGAGTCGGCAAAAACAGCCGTAGGGAACGCAATCAGCGCCTTAAAATCAAAGTTTAATTTCTCGTGGAGCCTGCCGAGTCTGAAACTCCCGCATGTGAGTATCACCGGTGGCTTTTCGATCAGCCCTCCGAGCGTGCCGCACTTTTCAGTGAGCTGGTACAAAGAGGGTGGTATTTTAACACAGCCGACGATCTTCGGAGCGTCCGGCAACACACTTCTGGCTGGTGGAGAGGCTGGAGCCGAGGCCGTCGTGCCTCTGGCTACATTGTGGGACAAACTGGAGACACTGATCCAGCAGGTATTCAACACAGCAAGCACCACCGGGGGATCCTCTGACGCCGGGCTCACGAGCACGGCCGGGAAACTGCTCACGCTGGAGGACTTCTCTCTGGGAAGTCTGGCAAACAGCGGCGGCGTAGTCGTCTACTACGACTTCTCCGGCTTTACATGGAGCCCACAGATCCAGACGGGCGGCACCGGTGACGGCGAGGACGACCTCATGGCGAAACTGAGAGCCCACGAGGCCGAGTTCTTCGACTGGCTGGAGGAATTTATTCAAATGAGGGAGGTGGCCCAGTATGCGTAGAGTGACGGCCTACAAGGAATACACGACGCGCGAGGGGGACACCTTCGACGCACTGGCTCTGGAAATGTACGGAGAGGAAAGCCTCGCCCACTACATCATAGAGTTTAACCCCGACTATGCGGACGTGCTGATCTTCGACGCAAACGTGGCCCTCCGGCTGCCGATCGTCGAGGACGCGGAACTGCCGGAAACGCTGCCGCCGTGGCGCCGGGGAACTGAGGACGACGGGGACAGCTCGTGAACCTCTACTACAACGGGACGGACATATACAACGACGTGGCCGTGAACTACTGCGTGCATGAAATGTTCGCAGAAAAGCAGGCCGACACGCTGGTGATCCGTTTCAACGACGCAAACGGGGTATGGAGTAAATGGAACCCGGCCGAAGGTGACGAGATCCGACTCAAAGACGAGGCGGCCGACACTGGGAAAATGTTCATTCACTTCATGCGCCCGGAGAACGGGCTCTACACTATCCGGGCCATGTCAATGCCTAAAAGTGGAGCCACAAAGAAGTCGAAAAGCTGGGAGGGCGTGCGCTTTTTGCAACTGGCGAACGAGATCGCCGGGAACCATGGCCTCACCTTCCAGAACTACGGCTGCGAGGATCAGGTGTACCCGTACCTGAAACAAGAAAGAGAGACGGACTTCGCTCTCTTTTCCCGGATCTGCACGCTGGAAGGCTGCCAAATGCTCATATATGACGGCAAACTTCTGGCCTACAACGAGCAGTACATTGAAAGCCAGCCGGTGGCCGGATCTCTCAGTGTGGGAGAAAACGGGAATTTTGAATACCACGACAACCGGGGGAACTGCTACGGATCCTGCGAGGTCAACAGCGGCAGCTACTCCGGCAAGTTCTCCGCGCCGGGATCCACGTCCTCGACTATACTCAGGCCCGAAAACATTCAGGCAACGAGCAACGCCGAGGCGGCGCGCTTCGCCAAAGGGCTGCTAAGAAATGCGAACAAATACGGCCAGACGGGAAAGTTCACCAAGGAACTGCTGCGCGGCTATGCTGCCGCAAGTCTGCTGCAGCTATCAACCGAAAAGGCAAGCGCATGGAACGGGCCCGTGTTTATCTACAAAGCCCGGCACGACTATGTGGGGAATGAATCAACCCTATATTTTAGGGATTTAGTGGAGGGCTACTAATGGGACAAATAACCAAAGGAAGGATCGCCAGCATATCGGGCAACACTGCCCGCGTGATCCCCTCCGAAGCAAACGCAAAGCCAACCGCAAAGATCACGATCCCGTGGCACCTGCGTGACAAGACCGGAAACCTCAGCAAAGGCACCGTCGTGGTGTACGTTGAGTTCGACGACTCCACCGGGCTGCTGCTGGGACGCGCCGACGGTGAGTGGGGCGCATATCTGCCAAGCCTAAACGCCGGATCCGTAACCTCGCAGGGGATCAGCCTCGCGGGGCATACGCATGGAGGCGTCGAAACCGGCAGCGGAACCACTGGGAAACCAAAGTAAAGGAGGTGCGGCAGCATGGCGACAATGGCACAATGGGGCTCAAAAAAATGGGCCGTCAGCTCGAACAAAGTCCTCGCGCTGGAGGGCCTGACCTTCTCCTACACTCAGGTGGCAG